AAGCATTTGATCACCATTGTCAAACAAATAAACATCAGAGTATTTTTTAGTATACTCATTTGCTTTTTGCATACGAAAGTCTGGTTTACCATTCAGTTGAATGTAACCTCTTTGAACGAACCGATAGGGAAATCGTTCGTGAATTACAATAGTCTTAGTGGTAGCAACCGACTTAGGATCCAGATCGTTCATGCAACCTCCACAGACTCAAGATCAATAGCAACTTGTTCCATCAGAATATCATAATCATCAAGTGGATCACCAGAGAATACGACACCAGTGTTCTCGTAATAACGACGTACTTTTTTGAAAAGTTTTGGATTCTTCACGTCTAGAAGAATTTCACCGTTTGCAGCAGAACGAAGGGTATTGATATCCTTCTTGAACTTAGCAGTGATAGTCATTGTCTTGTGTAAGTTACTCTTGTAGTTTATCAGATTTGGGACTGAAAGTCAATCCCAATGCTTCCTGTGAGGATCGAACTCACCTTAGGCAAATTATGAGTTTGCTGCATTCACCAGATTGCTAAGGAAGCAGTGGTATCAGGAACCCTGATTATGATTATGATACCATAGAATATAGTCCTCATCATGTTCCTCCTGTGCCAGTTCGTCAGGTGGTTCAAAAGATTCTAGGGATGACTCTTTCTTCTCTGTTGTAGAGGTATTCTTTTCCGTAATAGTTTCTAAATTCTCTTGCATCTCTAAAATCAGTTCTTAGGTCGTGTAAGTCGTCATACCACCAATCAATCGGTTTCCAGTGGAAATACATGTTTCGATAATAATCTCCTTGGAAAGGATCAATTCTTCCATGCAAACATAGACTTTCGTAGAAGAGCATATCACCAGGTTCAAAAAGAACTTTATGATGCTTATGTTCATGATCAAAGAAATCTAATGCCCAATTCTCTTGTGATTGTTGGTCAACATAAATTATACAACTAATTATATGAGTTTCAATTCGGTCTCTGTGAAGATGTAGTATGGAATCCCGAACATAATTTCTAATCCCATATGCCCAAGTCATCTCCAACTCTTGACCAGACCAATCCTCAATCATAGGAGTGATCTCATCATAACACATATTATAAAGTTCCTGAGATATCTCAGTCTTCATACAGAAAGGTGATCTGGAACCTTTGATTGAAATTCCACCACTAGTATAAGTTTGATAGTTTCTATCATATTCAATATCCTGATCTTTAATATCAAAAACCAAGGTCTCATATTCATCCATCATGAATGAATAAAGATTATCAGGAACCTTTACTTTCTTAAAAGGAACATCATTAAATATGGGTTGTAAAACGTCTTTCATACTCCAACTAACTCACCATTTTCTTCGTGCATCCATTGTAGATGTGAAGATGAGTTCCATTGCCAGGTATCATCTGCCATTTTTCTCCAAGGAAAAACATCATCTAAATTTTCATCAGGTTCTTCTGGTAGATGATTAATTCCAAAATGATCTTCTGCTTGTCTACCTTCAAGACCTCTCATAATATTAATTCTTTTTGAGAACGTTGAGAGGTATGTTCCAAAGAAGTTTTCAGATTGCGAACATATAGTTTGCTCTAAGACTGCGATGTGAAGATCATCTTCCTCAAAGTCATCACCAAACTGATATTTAAAATCTTCGTAGAAGTGGATATTATACTGTTCCCCAAGCAAATTAAAGAATGATCTATCTTGCTCATCGGTAGCAATATAAAGAGGTAGAGACTTGTCATAAAATGGAAGTCTGTCTACCATCTCCAGTATCTTCTCAGGAGCATTTACACATGCAATATCATCCTCTCTTGCTTCTAAGAAATCATTCCTTCTAACATGAATTGAATTGAATTCTCCAAGTTCTTTGCGAACTGCATCTGCATAAAAGTAAAATTTATCGTGATACCTTAGAACTCGATTTACTTTATCTTTTAACTTATTCCTAAGGTTTTCACCACCAGGATAAACATGATACCAGTAGTGACCAAAAAGATTATTCTCAAAGTGAATAAACTGCTCATCACAGTCAAGTTCCATCACAGTTCGATTGTGGCAGAAATCATGATAATCTTGAGTGTCAATTTCTTTATTAACAAATACTGTGTGCTGATCAGAAACTGTAGATGATTCAAAAAAGATTTCAGCAAGATCTAATTCACAGTTTTTAATTTGTTTTGTATAAGAATTTTTTCCCTGCATCTTTCCAAGTTTTCCTTTAAACTCGGGAACATCATTATGTTCAATGCAGTCAAATTCTTCTAGAAGAACTTCCTTATCAAAGATTTTCCAGAAGTCAATCCAGTCTTCTTTCTTCTGACTCTTAGATAAAAAGAGCATCCAACAATCTGGAGGAAGAATAACCTTCCTCTTAGTAATTGCAGCAATTGCTAGGAACATTTCATATGACATAATGATGTTCACTAGTCCAGAATAGTAAGGACTAAAAGAAATATATCTAACCATATTATCGTAGTTTAGGACCAAGCATCCATGTTACAAGAGAAATTCTAGTACCCTTAGTCACAGGTCGAACACGATGTGGAATACGTGAATCAAATACAATCATTGTTCCCTTAATAGAAGGTGAAACAACTAGATTATTATGATAATCAATAAACTCTAGTTCACCACCTTCATACTCACTAGGGTCAGTGACTAGAAGAGTTGCACTTAGTTTCCTGGTGTATCGATTATCTTCTGCAGTTCCATAATCAGAATGCCAAGTATAATGATCACCAACATCATATTTGGTAATTTGAATACCATCTAGACAATTAAGATCATACTCCCAATACTCTTTGTTTGCTAAATGAAAGTAATGTGCAAACATAGAAGAAACCCAATCATCCTCATACATCCAAGAGACCTTAGAGTTTCTTTGGTTTTCAAATAATGCACCACTTTGACGATCTCCAATATGCGCTTCTGCATATGATTCATCATACTTTGGTAGTTCTTCTACCATTAGATCTATTAGTTTTTCGGGAATGATCTGCTCATAAAAAATGCAAGGATCATCGGCAATTTGATGCTTATTACTAGGGTCCATTATTATCCAATTTTTTACTGTACTAATTATAAGACGTTTTTAAGTCTATGTCAAATCATCATTAATTGCTGTATTCTTGTAGAATGTCTAGAACTTTATTTAAAGTGTAGTGAGCACCGTCATACCATTGACCTGTCATTGATGAGTCCGTTTCTTTACCGTACAATTCATTTTTTAATCTATACACTCTTGCTTCAAGATCGATCTTATTCATTCTACTTCTTGGCATTTCACAGGTCCAATTCATTTTGCTTTGTATTTAGTGAGTCTAGTCTATCATCCCATGTAATTCCTTCTTCAGAACCACGTTTTGGGTTAATACAGTCATCGTTTCCTAACTTGTTGCATACTAGTCCAGCAAGATCATCCTCGTTTCCAAGTGCTCCTGTGCCAGACCAGTAGTGTTGTCCTTCTATCCAAGTAGCACCACACTTAGTGCAGCTTTTGCTTTGAGACATTTTTAACTCCATATTTTTTGTGAAAAGATTTCATGTCCTTTTCTAATTTACGCCTCATAAAGAATACTCGGATTTGGATAAACTCCATCCTAAGTTGTAAGTCAAGATAACGAATCAACCGTAGTGTAGACTCGTAACCACCAATTGCAATAAGTGCAAGGAAAATTAACAAGACAAGATATATTGTATAGTATACAGAACTCACTATCTTACCTCAAAGTCTAGTTTACGAACCTTTCTTCGTCTACGGTTCTCTTGATATTCTAAATCTGATTTTGATAAAGAACTGTAATTGTTAATACTTTTATTATTTTTTGTTATGATTACATCACCTAAATTAACTGCAGTCACCTTATCGTCTTTCAATACCATTTGATTTAAACAACCACAGCATTGATCTTTAGACGTACTTGATAATTCTGTTCTACAGATCTTACATTGTACAGATATCATGTCAGATTAAATTAACAATAACTGTATTTAGTAATATCTTATAAAGCGGATTAGGAGAATCGAACTCCTGACGAAAGGTTGGAAACCTTTAGTTTTACCTCTAAACTAAATCCGCATACTCCTCCACCTGGACTCGAACCAGGGACAGGGTGATTAACAGTCACCTGCTCTACCAACTGAGCTATAGAGGATTGTCATACTCTTTCTTCGTTTTAAAGTAGAGTTTATAATATGGTTTTTTCATTTCTTCAAGGACTTTCATATCCTCTTCAAAACCCATATACTTACAAAGTTGATAAGATCCCTCTAACTCACTAATCAATCTTAGTATGTTAGCAGGGTGTCTCTCAAGTCCACCAAAGTCATATTTACTCATAATGAAGAGGTGGCAACGATTCAGGCAGGACTCGAACCTGCGACCAACGCATTAGAAGTGCGTGGCTCTATCCATCTGAGCTACTGAACCAGTAATGGTAGTTCCTATCGCCGCTAACTCTAAACTACCAAGGGAGTTACCGCAGTTGATTTCTCAACTCTTAAATTATAAATCATCTAGTCCAATCTGTCAAGATATAGGAGATCAATTTCATCTTCTTCTAACCATTCCTTAAACTCTAATGATAGTGCAGCTGCATCTTCCCATTCAATATCTTCAGAAACTATACGTTGGTTAGCCCAATCAATAACATCCGAAACGCAATCGATGACTTTCTCTTCCATAGTACCCTTTCAACTCAGTCATCATAACACTCATCATCCTCCTCGTCAAGAACATATGACAACCTCATCATGATACGTGGATTTTCTCTCGTATAATACTTATCTATATTTGGTTGATGAAATGCCTTGGAGTCATATATAATTGCCTCATTAAATCCATAAGAAACGTCAAATGCTTTTTTTAATATACCATTAGTTTTCTCTTCATAGTTATCGGGAGTTATATCACTACAATAATCATTGTAATCATCAGCAAATTCTTCACTATCTTCTACCAAAGATCCATCAAATTCCCAAAAACCAGTAGAAACATCTCTCTGATTTAAATTAATAAGACCAATCATATTGAGTATTGATCTATCTGAACCTGGATCAGTGTGTGGTAACGTACAATTATTACTTCTAAGGTCATCTGTAGTAGCATCAAGTCCAGTATTATTATAGTAAAAATAATAAAACTCAGTCTCGTTCATAAACTCATCATGTTTTGGTAAGTCTGGTAGCATGTCCTGTGCAATAACTTCACCAGTCCAGTAAGGAAGTTTCAATGACATAATTCCAGGTTTGGCATTTGAGCAAGATTCCCACTTACTAATCAAAGATTGAAACTTAAGCATCCTATACGGATCTTTGAAAACATTCTTAATGTGAAGAACATGTTCATTATGGTCCGTGACTGTACATTTTTCACTTATCTCTGCACAGTATCTAAAGTATGAATCAATCGTTTCCATAATAATCCTTTCTAAAATATCTACTTAAAATATTACTATTGTAATATGCTGGTTCTCCGTTAAGAGATTCTGTAAGAACATTGTTAAGAAACAACTGTCGTGTCTCTTCAAAGTTTGTTTTTCCTTTTGTTTTGTGTAAAGATATAATTTCTCTCCTGAATTTATCTTTACCAATCTTTCCTATATCTTCCTTCAATTCTGGGCAGGACCCATAATACTTTTTCCAATCACTCTCTTGCTTTACCTTTCGTTTCTTTCCCTTTGGGGTCCTAAATGACCAAAAATACTTTCTCCCAATGTACTGTCGTTGGTTTGTGAGATTGGTAATGAGATAAACAAAGCCAAAGTAATCCCCAACATCGCAACTATCAAAAGCTCGTTCCAAGAAAGTCCAAGGATTTTCATAATCGACCATTCATATTTTCCATAGTCTAGCATATTTAGACAAAAAAAGAGACCCTAAGGTCTCAAAATATATTATTCAATCTAAAATCCTCCTGCATATACGTTTACATTCGTTTTGTTTCAGTGTATCGCACTCGATTAAACATTCGTAATAGTCGTTAATTGCTTGATTGTCCACCTCCGATGCATCTAATGTAGATTCAAAAGATCTCCACTGATCTAGTTGAGATTTTGATAGTAAGTTGTGCATATTCATTCTCCTGTAAAAAAGTAGATCCATAATGTAGACAAGAGAGAGTCATCTTAACCTCCGTTATTCTGTACTATGTATACAGTTTGTGTGTAAATCAATACATTTTAGCAATAAAAATTTATGCCTACGAGTTTATACTCATAAAAAAAGACCCGAAGGTCTTAAAATTATTCAGGTTTAACTTTGAGTCTTAATACGTTATACCTCAAAACTTCATGAGGCAACCAGGGTTGAGGTCCAAATCTTAGCAATCTAAGATCACTTTCAGACAGTTCGACAGTAGTATCTGACATTAATTTAATTGCCCATTGTTGCATCATAGTTTAAATTGTGAGAACGTATCTGCCTTGACATCTTGCTTGATGCCTCCAACTACATAAGACTCAACTTCCGTCTCTTGTGGTGCCACCTGGAGACCCTTAGAAGAGATCCAGTGCTCTGTCCAAGGTAGTGGATTATTCTTTGCTGGAATATCGTAGGTAGGTTTTAGACCAATAGACTTCATACGACGATTTGCAACCCACTCAACATAGTTCTTGAGTAGTTTATCATTCAAACCAATCATCGAACCATCCTTGAACAGATACTCTGCCCACTTCTTCTCTTCATTAACCGCACGATCGAACATAGCATACGTCCACTCCTCTTCCTCCTTCATGATCTGCTTCATATCAGGATCATCACCCTGCCTCCACTTATTCAGAATATTCTGAGTGATTGCTAGGTGTTGGTTTTCATCTCTTGCAATGAGTGAAATAATTTTTGCTGATCCTTCCATGAGCTTGAGTTCACCAAAGGCGAAACTACAAGCAAAACTAACGTAGAACCTAATACCCTCAAGAACATTAACGTTTGCAACTGCTCTGTAGAGTTTACGTTTGACATCTTTGATTTCCCATTTGGATGAAGGTGAGTCTCTAAAATCTTCTTGCCACATATTACCATTGCCCCAAGTTTGGGCACTATTGATAAAGTCATCATATGCACCTGTAACACTCGCAGCACGTTCTAGGATGCGAGGATCGGTGACGATATTATCGAAGATCTCAGAAGGGTCTGCATAGACATTCTTGATGATATATGTGTATGAACGACTATGGATCATCTCCATAAATCCCCACACTTCCATACAAGCCTCTAGTTCGGGTAGACTGCAATAAGGTATAAAAGCCATCCCAGGACCACGCCCTTGTATGGAGTCAAGCATAATCTGATACTTGAGGTTGCTTGTATAGATATGCTTTTGTTCTGGACGAAGT